AAACTATGGATGGAACCGAGAAATATGTAAGCGAACTATTAAAAGAAGCAGAGGAGAATGGGTGATCATTATTTACTAAACCTATATGGATGTTCATTTGTCCTTTTAGATGACGAAAAATATCTTATAGACTTATTAGAAAATGCGGCAGTAGCAAGTGGCGCAACTGTCGTTCAAACCATTTCAAAAAAGTTTGAACCACAGGGATGTACAATTTTGTCTCTTCTTTCCGAAAGCCATTTTTCAATACATACTTGGCCTGAAGAAGGTAAAGCGGCTATAGATTGTTATACCTGTGGCGATTGTAGTCCAAGAATTGGTTGTGATATAATAATACAACAATTAAAACCACAAAGATACAAATTGGAATACATAGAAAGATGAAAGAGCATCCGATTTATAAAGGATATCTTATTAGTGAAGACGGTAAGGTGTTTAGTTGCTTACAAAGAAATGGAAGAAATCCTGCAAAAATAGATTATAGTAATCCAAAAGAATTGAGATATCATACTGATAAAGATGGTTATCTGTGTACCAGTGTTCAGTATCAATGTAAATCTAAAAACAGTTTACGTACACAGATTAGTCGCAGAAACTTATATAAAAAAATCTTCAATCAATTTGCAAGTAAATCACATAGATGAAAATAAAACTAATAATACTATTTTAAATTTAGAATGGGTTACTTCGCAAAAAAATACTGAACACTCTAAGTGTAAGCATATATGGAAAATTAAAGAGATAAGTACAAATTACATTTTCAGTGTAAAAAATATAAATGCATTTTGTAGAGAAAGAAATCTCAATGAAGCAAACTTAAGAAAAACTTTAAACAAGAAAAGTCAACATAAAGGATATTCTGCTATTGATAAAATACCAATAAAAATGGTATAATGTATTACAAAAGAAATTGACTACATAATGCAACGGGTCTATAATGACCTTACGTTCATCTGGAATACCAGACGGAAGTAAGCCGACGCGGAACGCATTATCGTTCATCCTCGCAGGGGACGGAAACGCCGACTGAAGGAACGCTCTTTAACCTAAAAACTAAGGAGAACCCTAATGGCAAAAGTTATTTACAGAGGCATTGAGTATGATACTCAAAAGCGTCTTGAGTATCAACAACAGATGATGCAACAACCCCAACAGCAAAACGAAGTTTATCGTGGCGTTAAGTTTGTAAAAGAGGGGCATAAGTGATGAAAAAACTCAACGTACTTCAACTCATTAAAGAGCAGAAGCAAAAGGAGCAACGTCGTCATCAAGCACTGCTAATTAACGCGGGGGCAGGAAAGTGATTGCTACCATTGCTGCTATTGTAGGTGCATCAACGGCATTTATTTTTTTAATCTATGCTGAAATTTTATTGCTAAGTAAGTAATGGATAATTACCATTACCACTATGATGATGCAGACAAGGACAGTAGGAGTCCTGCTTGTTATCTTCTAACATATCGGGGATGTAAGTACTGGTCATGTTATCGTATTCATCTAGTGGAATGGTTTGAAAAAATTTTTGAATATGACAGGGAGGATTGACATCCTCCCTTTTTTTGTCTATAATTACTACTGAAAAGGTTTATAAAAAATGGACAGGGAAAAACTTAAGTTGATTGTTAGAAACCTTGAGTCTTTAGTTGAATGTCTTAAAGAAGAGATTGCTTCTGATATTAAAGACCCTCAATATGAAGAAATTAAAAACTTTTTAACTGATTACGACGAAGTATTTTATGACGGAGAAGATGACTGAAAATGAAACCTATTAAAGCAAAAGACCTTCTTGAACTTGATAAAAACCTCGAAGTTGTAATGCTCCAATGCTATTCACTTCCAGAACAAGTAATTTATCAAGCAGGAAAATGTGATTATTCAGAAACACCTATTCATAATCAAAAGATTCCCGCACCATCAGAGTGTGGTCAGTGGGTTGTAGATCGTCTGTTAAGCAATGAGAAAGGACACTGGGGTCCCCTAGAACACCCTTCAATCACTTTTTCTGTGTCTGGGTATGTTCATAACGTTGCAATGCAAGCAAGGACTCATAGAGTAGGTGTAAGTTTTGATGTTCAGTCTCAACGATACACTGGAAAACGGGTCATTAAAGTTGCTAGTGGAGAACTAAACCCTGAAGATGTTTTTTATGTTCGTCCTCCAGGTTTTTATACCAATCGTTATGGTAAAAAATATGATTGGACTCACGAAGATTATCAAGATGAACTAAATTACATTCTCGAAGGTTGTAAGCGTTATGCTGTAAAGTATGAAAAGGGAATGTGTGAAGAGCACATTAGAGATTATCTTGCTCAAGCAATTCGACAGAACTTTGTGGTTTCTTTTAACTTACGCTCTGTTCTTCACATTATGGATCTGCGAGCAAAGATGGATGCACAACTAGAAATTCAGGCACTTTGTGAACAGTTTGTTCCACATCTTCAAAGATGGTCTCCGAATGTGTGGAAGTATTATGAGGAAAAGAGACTACATAAAGCAAGATTAAGTCCATAAAAAAGAGGTAACTTATGAAAACTTGGTGTTTAAAAGATCATTTAACAGGACATATTTTTAAGGTTCTTCTTGATGAAGAGGAACTTCAAAAATTTTTAAAAGAAAATCCAGACATGGATGAGTGTATTGACTGCATAGAATGCGAAGACGCACCTTCTATTACTATCGAATAAATATTCTCATATAAAATGGAGGTCAAAATTGGCAACATACCCAGTTTATAATAAAGTCACTGGTGAACAAAAAGAAGTAACAATGTCTGTTACTGAATGGGACCAGTGGAAAACCGATAATCCTGACTGGACAAGGGACTGGAGTGATCCATCCACTTGTCCCAGTGCTGGAGAACTTGGTGAGGTTTATGATCGTCTCAAAAAATCTCACCCAGGGTGGAACCAAATTTTACATAAAGCAAGCAGTGTTCCTGGATCAAAAGTAAAACCTGTTTAATCCATGTTATAATATGAATAACTTTATGTTATTCCAACTTGGTTTATGTCTAGAAATTATACAAGACATCAAGAAATAAAAGTTGGAGATAAATTTTATTTTCTTGAAGTTATATCTCCTCCTTTTTTTGGAACTTATCCAAACGGCAAAAAAAGAAAAAAACTTTTATGTAGGTGCATTTGTGGAAAAGAAAAGGTTTTTAGATACGATAGTTTTGTATGTAAAAATGAATTAGATAGAGCAAAAAGTTGTGGATGCAAACACACTTACAGGAATGATTTTAATGCACAAAAAAGAAGAAAACCTGAAAGTGTTTATCGATATATCTATGAACAATATCAATCTAGCGCTAAAACTAGAAACATTGATTTTTTATTGTCAAAAGATGAATATATTGAAATTGTAAAGAAAAATTGTAATTATTGTGGAGAATCTCCACCAGTAAAACAACCAAATAGGGGGAAGAAAAAATATGTAGGAGTTCCTGTTCCATATAATGGAATTGATAGAATAGATAGTAATAGAGGGTACGAAAAAGAAAACTGCGTGTCTTGTTGCACTAGATGCAATTATATGAAAAGTAACATGGATGTATCCTCTTTTATTGAACACATTTTAAAAATTGCAAACCACTCACAGAAATCTTAATGGCAAGAAGAAAAAGAGAAGATCAACCTATTGGTGTTGGAATGACTGCTAAGCAAATGAAAAGAAAAAAACCAATTAATATGGATTTAATGAGGGACATTGATCCTCTCACAGATAATCAGAAATTATTATTTGATGCGTATAAAAAGGAAAAACATTTAGTTGCTTATGGATGTGCTGGTACAGGCAAAACGTTTATCACACTCTACAATGCTCTTAAGGATGTATTAGATGAAAGAAGTCCTTATGATAAGATTTACATTGTAAGGTCTCTAGTTGCTACTCGTGAAATTGGTTTTCTTCCTGGAGATCATGAAGATAAATCTTCTCTTTATCAAATTCCATATAAGAATATGGTAAAGTATATGTTTGAGATGCCTGATGATGCATCATTTGAAATGTT